TCGAGGTAGGTCTCCTGATCGAGGAGATCATCCAACGCCGATCGTCGGAGCTCTTCCGGATCCTGCGGATCGTAGGGAATGGGTTGGCCGTCAATGACACTGACGAACGACCAGCCCAACACGTAGGCTAGGAGTTTCGACGTCCCGACCTTGGTATAGTCCAGGGTCGCTTTCTCCCCCACCGGCGTGTCTTTAAATTGGTCGTAGATCAACTTGCGATACTCCCCCGCGGTGAGCCGTTTTTTGACGTCGACATAATCGCCGTCGGAGAGCGGGAGGCGGACCCGTTCGGGCGTGACGCCACGCGGTCGACTCATGACAGGCCTCTCAACTGATCGGGGGCGCGAGCGTGGCCGCGAGGGATTGTCCGCTCAGACTGATCGTCCTCACCGGCCAGCACAAAAACCCGCCGCGCCGCGGCGTGCGAAATTCCAACGGGTGTTGGCGTAATTTGAACGCATCGGCGCGGGTCACCTGGGCGCGGAGGGTCCAGAACCCCTCGGCGCGCTGCACGGTCCACGATCGGCACTGCGCCGCCGTGTGATAGCTCCAGGCCACATAGCCTTCGAGACCGTGCAGCGTGAGATCGCCCGAAAACACCTTACGGGTGTACTCCGACCACCCAGGCCGTCCCGTTCCAGTTCGCGCGCGATCCGTCCGCCAATTGAATAAATTGGCCGGCCGTCCAGTTTGTAGCCGGGCTCGCGGTGACGCCGGTGAGCGCCGCGAAATTTTTCGGCGGGGTCGCGCCGACGGGCGTAAACGAGCCGTTCCCGGTGCCGGGCCCCGCGCCGGTCGCCACGACTTGTCCTGGCACAGCCCACGAGCCCGCCGCTTTCCACGTCCCTTTCACTTTGGGCGCGTCGAGGGAACAGTCAATCGAGGCCGACATCCACGCCTTCCCTTGGAAGAAGATCGCGGACTCGTTGATGTTCGGGGTCAGGCGCAACGTGCCGGCCGTGGGCGACAGCGCCGCGGAGAACAGGGCCAGTTCCGCGCTGTTGAAGAAGCCGCTGAGATCGCCCCCGGCATCCGGCATCCCCGGCAGATACACCTTCGTGGTGTCACCAAAACAGGTGACGTCCTCATAGTTCGTGGTGAACTCGCCGGTCCAGGCGTTGATCGAGACTATCGGCACGATCGCCGTGCCGCCCGCCGGATCCCACCCCACCTGCCCATAAATCCCGCGTTGAATCGCCATGTGCTTTCTCCTTTAGTCGGTGTGCGGGTCGCCCGTGACCTGGGCGGCCCCATGTGCATAGATCCGCGCGGTGACGGCCGTGAGCGCCCGATCGAGATAGCGGGCGGTGATCGGTCGAAAGGTGGGGGTGCCGATCGTCCGGCCGCGGTTGTAGCCCCGGTGGGTTTCGCGCGTGACCGTGCCGTCCTCGTAGATGATCGCGTGCGGGGCGAGGTTCTTGACCTCCGCGCCGGCCAGCGTCCGGCCGCGGGAGGGGACCACCGTCACGCCCCCGCGGAGCCCGCCGTGCCGGTAGGGATAGGCCGCGCGCACCGCCGCGGCGGCCTCGTGCGCGGCGGTGATCAAAATGCCCTCCGCTTCGCTGACCAGATCACCCGTCAGGACCTGCAATTCCTGTTTGAATGTGTCGAGCCCATCAAATTTGACCGAGAACCCTTTGGCCATTACTCGAACACTTCTTTGCAGGTGATCTGGGTTTGCCAGTCGCCCTCGCCGCGATTGAGGACGCTGTCGACGTGGAAGACGCGCCCCTTGAACTGGACGCGCGTCGCGATCGTGATCCCGGCGTGATAGTGGCCGATGAGCGTGAGCAGGCCGCCGCCCTCGGCCAGCGGGTTCGCGTACCACGTCGGCGGATCGAGCGGCCCGCCGCTGGGCGTGTCGAGCGCGACGAGCAGCGTATAGGTCCCGATCGCCATCACTTCACCGTCGGGTCGCGGTACGGCGCGAGATTGACATCGATCGCCTTCCAGGGGTCCGGCGTCGTGCCGTCGCCGCGCTCGTTGTAGTAATACGCGAGCAGCAGCAGGATCGAATTGAAGATCCCCGGCGGCACCGTCGCGGGGGTCCACGTCGGATCGGCGCCCAGGTTCAGGTCGCGAATAATGCGATCCTGCGCCGCGTCGAGTTTCTGCTGGACATCGGCGTCATACGCGGTCCCGGTCAGGCGCAGATGGGTCTTCGCCTGCGCGAGCGTCACCAGGGGCGGCAGTGTGATCTGCGAAAACTCCAGCGTCATGGCGTCACCGGCTCCGCGGGGACGGCGTCAGCGGCCGGCGGCGGCGCCGCGGGGACCGGCGCCCGCGCCGTGCGATCGGCGAGCTCGCTCACCGGGTAATACTGCTGCTGCAGGTACGGCAGATCCCCGCCGGGGACCGGGCCGAGGCCGTAGTAGATATCGCGGACCTCGTTGACCGACATGCCGGCGGCGATCGCCGTCTTGGCGGCCATGGTGCGCGTCGCGGTATCCATCCAGATCAGCAGCGTGTCGTCAAATTCGAGTTTGAGATAGAGCGGCAACGCGAGGGCGTCGCCCTGCACCGCGGCGAGGCTCGCCAGGTGCGGCTCGAGGCATTGCGACTTGTACTGGAGCTGCGAGGCTTCGGCATTCGCATAGGGCGGTTGCTTGCTGCTGTTGAGGATGCTGATCGGCATCCCGAAGACTTCGCAGATTTTTTCCTCGGTCCACCCGAGTTGCGCGATCAGTTCCGAGTCGACCGCACTGCCGCCGATGTCGTGATAGGTCATGCCCTGGTCGGCGAGCATGATCTCGCCGGTCTTGAAATTGGCGAGCGTCGCCTTGATGCGATCGGCCGACGCGGGATCGAGCTTGGTCGGCGCGACCAGCATGCCGGCCGGCCGGCCGCCCTTCGCAAAGAAGGTCGTGCTGCTCGCCTGGATCGCCTGGGCCTGCATGACGGCGCCGCCCAGGCTGTAGAGCGGCGAGATCCCGACCAGCGGATGGTAGAGACAATTCCACCGGTCGTGCGCGATCTCCCGCGCACTCACGACGATGGGTTCGTCCGCAGTCGAGAGCCCGGCGAGGTCGTTCGGCTGGAGCTCGTAGTAGACGCTGCCATCGGGGGCGACGAGCGGTTTCACGCGCAGCGGATCGAGCAGGTACTGCGCGTGCACGACGCCGCGGTCGTCGCGCTCGTTGAGCGCGTAGGTATTGCCGTAGAGCAGCTTGCTGAGAATCCACTGTTCGGTGAACTGCTGCGCGGTCTGGTAGCGATTCGGCCGCCGCAGCACCGGCGTATACGCGGAATTTGTGGTCTCAAACCAGAACCCGTTCCCGTCCTGCTCGAGCAGCAGCGGCGGCGCGATCTTGGCAATGTCCTGCGCGATCCGCGAGACCACGCCGAAGACGCTCGGATTGGCGAGCGCATTCTCGGTCGGGAGCGGATCGTTCAACTGCCACGCGCCGGGATACGGCTCCCGGACGATCGGCGACCAGCCCCCGGGACTGGTCGCGACGTTCAAGAGCGCCGTGACCCGCGTGCGGATCGCGGTGAGCAGGCCCACCGCGGGTTACTCCGTCGCCGCGGGTTCGGTCTGCGTGCTGGTCGGCGCCGGGTATGCGGCGGCGGTGAGGTACTTGACCGCGTTCGCGTTGGCCTTCTTCCAGGTGATGAACCGCTCCGCGCGCAGCGCGACGGTGTTCATCTGGAACATCGAGACCAGGACCGTGGTCGCCACGGCCGGCGAGTCCGGGGCGCTGTCCATCTGCAGCGACGCTTCCGTGCTCGCGTCGATCGTCACGCCGCCATCGTCGGCAAAGAGCACCAGCGACGGTTGCAGCGCGATCACGTTGCTGCCGACCACCTGGGACGTGATGAACTTCAGCCCCTTGTAGCTGCCGCCGTTGATGTCGATCCCCGGAAACACCGGCGAGCCGTCCGGATTGGACTTGAACGACAGCGCCAGCGCGTTGGTCGGCGACATCAGGAACGTGACGCCGGCCAGGCTGATGTTGTTATTCACGAAATGCTGGATCAACGTGAGGATGTCGGCGAGCGGATTGGCCGTCGCGACCGCGGTCGGGGCGCCGTTCGTGATACTGGCCGGCGAGATCCCGGCGACGGCGGCGACCGCCGGGTTGATGAACTGCCCATCGAGGAACGCCGCGATCCCGGCGACCATCTCCCGCCGCACCACGTCTTCCGCGTTGGGATTCGAGAGTTTGATGAGCTCCTGCGTCAGCACGATAATGCCGGCGACCTTCGCCCAGTCGAGCGTGACGCTGCCAAACGTCAGCGCGGTGACCGGCTTCGGCTTCATCTCCCCGACCCACCCATACGTGCCGCCGCCGGTCTGCGCCGGGATTTTCGTATTGAAGGGGACTTTGTAGAGGCCGCTGATCTTGTCGATGATCGTGGCCGCGCGCATCATCTCGATGAAGTCATTCGCGATCCGCGGATTGACGAGCGGCCCGGCCCACACGGCGTCGGTCGCGGTGCCCGGCGCCACGGCCGCCTTGAGGGCGAGCGCGACTTCCGGCGTGCTGTCGTTCCAGCGCGCGGCCCAGTTCGCGGGTTCGATCCCTTCGGCCTTCGCGGCGATCCGCGCGCAGTGATACCGGATGAACGCGGTGCCGGCCGGCAGGTTGGATTTCACCGACACCTGACTGTACGGCGAGGCCGGACGGCCATACGATGGGACCGCGGTCGCCGTCGCAATCAGTTGTTTCTCGGTGTCTTTCCAGCGCGCGATCTGGGTCTCGAGCGTTTGGGCTTTCTGACTCCACGCCTCATGCTGCTGCTGCT